ATATTATTTAAAATCAAGACCACTTCGGTGGTCTTTACTATTTCTTTTTATAGTTTGATTTTATTTGATTGAGAAAAGAAAGGAGAATAAAAGTCATGACTTTAGAAACAAAAATAGAATCACTAGAAAAAAGAATAGCTGAACTTGAAAAAAATCAAGAACAGCTAGCAAAAGAAGCATTAGAAAAAATATTTGAAAAGTTAGCTAGTAGATACAAATAAAAGAAGGTGAGACCATGGCACAACTAGGAGATATAACAATAACAGTGCAAAGTGAAAATCCAACATATAGTAATCGTGTAACTGAAAAGTCAATTGAAAATGGGTCAGATATAGCAGACCATGTAAAAAGTAATCCTACAGGCTTCGCTATAAGTGGTGTAGTTGTAGGGGAAGATGCAGGAGAGAAATATCAAAGACTGGTTCAATATCGTGATAATGCTGAACTATTAACTTATGTAGGGAGAAATCTTATTGAAAACCTAGTAATTGAAAATCTTTCAACTACTCATGATAATGGAGTAGGCAACGGATTTACTTTCAATATAACTTTAAAGCAAGTGAAAGTTGTTACAGCAGAAATAATAGAGGTAAATATACCTCAAACTACAGCTCCAAAGTCTCAAATAAATAAAACAGGCAACAAGGGAAAACAGCAGCAACAAAGCACCAATATAGATGATGATACATTCTTAAGCTTGCAAGACAGAATGAGAATAAAAGTAGGTAGAGGGTTGGTAGTATGAGTACTATTAATTACATTCCAATAAATAAGGATTTAATTCCTTATCAGCTTCAAATGACTTTAAATGAGAAAACATATACCTTTGGAATTAGATATAATTCTGTAAAGGATTTTTTTACAATAGATTTGTATCTGGGTGATACAGCTTTAGTAATAGGCGAGAAAATCAATTATGGTAGACCTTTGTTTGAAACTCATGCAGAGGACAATGACGGAAATAGAGATGAAAGATTTCCGTCAGATATAATAATAGCTTTGGATCTATCAAGCGAAGCAACAAAAGTGACTTATGACAACTTTCAAGATAGTGTGTTCTTATACACTTTTGCTAGGAGTGATATTATTGGCTGATCTGTTTGGTAGAAGTGGAGAAATTATTATAGGAAGTCTTAAATTTGATTACAATGAATACGATTATGAATTTATTATAGAATTTGATAATGATTCAGAGCCTAATACTGGTGAAGTAAGAATATATAATCTATCTCAAGACACTATTTCAAAGATTACAAAAGATACCGCAATAATAGTTAATGCAGGATATCAAAACGATACCGGGACAATATTTGCTGGAAATATAGATGAAGTAATAATAGAAAGAAATGATATAGATGAAATAGTAAAGTTAAATGTTGGAGATGCTACAGACCGATGGCTAAATACAAAAGTTAATAAGTCATACAAGGCTGGTATAAAAGCATCACAAATATTAAATGATATAACTTCATTATTTGGTTTAGAAATAGGTCAAATAAGTCTTACTAATGATATTGTATATAAAGGTGGTAAAGTAGTCTCAGGAAGTCTATCACAAACAATAAAAAGCATAGTGAATGATTGTGATAGTAAATTTACAATAGTCAATGGTACTATAATTATTTCGACTAAAGGTTATGGAAGAACTACAGCGGTAGTATTAAATAGTGATACTGGACTTGTAGAAAGCCCTACAAGACTTGAACAAAAGACAAATGATGCAGAGTATAAGGTAAGGGCTTTGCTTCAAAATAAAGTAACTACAGACAGTATTATTAAAGTAGAAAGCAGTACGTTAAATGGTCTTTGTAGAGTAATTCGAGGGAAACATATAGGCAATGATAATGACTACATTACGGAAATGGAGGTCATAACTATATGAGTAATTCAACCAAATTTTTCAATGCTTTTCAAAAGAGTTTTCAAGATGATTTACATACTGCATTGATAGCGAAGATAGAAACATTTGACCCTGTTAAAATGAAAGCCAGTATAAAACCACTTAATAAAGTAAATAATGAAGAACTTCCGATAATTCCCGAAGTGCCAGTAATGATGTTAAAGGCAGGGAATTTTTTTATTAGACCTCCTTATCAGAAAGGGGATATAGTTTATGTTATATTTGCCGAACATGACATTGATAATATAATGCTAACAGGCAAAGAAGAATCCTCAAATAGCCAAAGAAAACATAGTTATGATGATGCAATAGTAGTGGGCGGTATAATGCCGTATACTCAAAGTCTTACAAGCGACTATAATACTGATTTAGTGATAGCTAAAAGCGATATGACAAGTAAAGTGATTTTAAGAGATAGTGGCGATATAATAATTGAAAGTGCTGGTGATGTACTTTTAGGAAGTGAAACAGCAAGTGAAGGAGTACCCAAGGGTGACAGTCTTAAAACATGGTTAGATTCTCATACTCATATAGGGTATGATGGGATAACTACAAGTACACCTAACAATGGAGATAGTCCGGCGCCAAGCTCGAAAGTGAAGGTGGTATAATGGCTAAAACATTAAAAATAGATCCAGATACAAATGATTTAGTCTTTGATGGTCAAGGAAAACTTCAACTTGTAAGCAATAACGATGAGGAAGTACAATCTACAAGACTTTTATTAGGAACAAATACAGGGGAATGGTTTTTAAATACACTCCATGGACTAGCTTATGATATACTTCAAAAAAAAGTTCCTGACAAATCAGAAATTAGAGTAGCACTAATAAAAGCATTATCACAGGACAAAAGATTTAAGGAACTACTAGAATACGATGTAGATTTTAATAGAGCTACTAGGAAATTAGAAATAACATTCAAAGCATTATTTCAAAGCGGTAATATCGTAGATGAAAGCGTGGTGGTAGCAATATGAGTTATGGTGTTACGCCAGAAGGATTCAATATTAAAAGGTATGCGGATATAATATCAGACATGGAAGGTAGAGCAAAAAGCTTATTCGGTTCTGATATAGACCTATCTGAACGAAGTCCATTAGGGCTTTTTTTTCGTACTATAGCTTGGGAGTTAGGTAATAGCTGGCAAAGTTTAGAGGATACATATAATGCAGGATATGTAGATACTGCCAATAATAATCAACTTAGTGGTGTTGTAAAATATGGAGGACTTCGAAGAAAACAAGCAGTAAGAGCTACAGGTCAAGTAACATTTTCAGGAACTGATGGAACCTCAATTCCTTTAGGTTTTATTGTTCAAACAGAAGATGAAATTCAATTCCAAACTACAGAAGCAGGAGAAATAGCAAGTGGAACAGTTACTTTAAATGTAGAAGCTCTTGTATCTGGGACAAGTGGAAATATTCCTATAGGAAATATAATAGAAATAGTTAGTCCTATAGCTGGTTTAGACAGTGTTACAAATGCCAGCGCTACTACAGGAGGGTTAGATCAAGAAACTGACGAAGAATTAAGAGATAGATACAACAAAAGTTTTATTCAAGACGACAATGCTGCAACAGTGCGCATAAGAAAAGAGCTTTTAGAAGTTACTGACGTAAGAGATGCTATTGTAGAGGAAAATGATACAGAAAGCACCGTGAATGGTGTTCCTGCTAAGTCCGTAGCTCCGTTTGTATTTGGTGGAGATAATACAGCAATAGCAGAAGCTATTTTAAGAAAGAAACCTTCAGGAATTAGAAGCTTTGGAGATATTACAGTAACGGTAGCTGACAGTGAAGGAAATAATCATGATATAGGATTTAGTAGACCAACTGAAATTAATGTTTATGTAAATGTTACAGTAACTACAGATAGCAATTACCCCGCTAATGGGGATGATTTAGTTATAACTGAAGTAGTTAAATATATTGGAGGAACAGATGCAGATGCAACGGTTTATGATGGCTTAGGACTTGGACAAAATGTAATTTGGTCTAAGTTAGTAGGATTAATACCTTTGAATGTTGCTGGCATAACAGATTTAACAGTAGAATTAAGTACAGATAATGTTACATTTAATCCAGCTAATATAACTATAGCAAGTAGAGAGGTTGCAGTTACGGATAATACTAAGGTGGTGGTATCTTAATGAGTGTTTTAGATACCATGTTATCAAGACTTACAAGCAATTATAATGTCGATTCTGATAGTAATATTAATAAACTATTTCAAATTATAGCTGCTGAGATAGATGAACTCAATACAGCTATAAATGATGTTCAAGCTATAAGAAATATTGACCAAGCTAGCGATAACAGTCTTGATAAAATAGGTAGGAATGTACTTCAAAGCAGAAATGCTTTAACAGATGTAAAATACCGAGAATCTATTAAGACCAAAATTCAATCACTACTAAGCAATGGAGAGATTGGAGTATTAAATGAAGTAGCAAAGGTATTGATAGGAGAAAATTTCAAGAGTATTTCAGAAGCATGGAATAACTCTAATTATGGCAATGAAGACGCTGCAATAATAGTAGAATTTGACCCAACGGATTTATCAATTCCTTTTGGGCTTAAAAATGTAGTAGCTCCCGGGGTTAAAGTTAATCTTCAAGGTAATATAATAGATGACATTATAGGAATTACGGAGGAATTTACTACAGCGAAAATTTTAAGTCCAATTACAGGGGCTTATATTATTGGACAAGGTACAAATTTAGTACAAGGGTAGGTGATAGTATTGGCATTAACAACAAATGGTCTACAGGAGTTTGCACAGACTATATTAGGGATTTTAGATTATATTGAGTATGAACAAGATGGAGTAACTAAAACAAAGTCAATAACTAATACAAGCGTATCAAATGGAGTAATCAATATTTATATAACCTTTGATGAAACAGAAAACGGTGTATTTAGTAATTTTAAAGTTTATAGTACAAGTGGAAATATTGTATCACAAAGGGCTAATAGTTTTACAAAGACAGAAGGTAGTTTAGCTGTATTATTACAATACACCGTAAAGGAGGTATAAGATGGCTCAAAAAACCAATTTTATTGACAGAATAGTTGAGTTTCCTAATAGATTTAATTTTACTGATAATGGTGACGGTACTGCAACAATAACCACAGCACCTGGAACAGTTACAGAAGCAGGTACAAGTCTTAATGCTGACAAGCTAAATGCTATACAAAATGAAACTGTATTCTATGTAGAAGATAAAAGCACAGGCACAGATGAATATACAGGAACAATTACTGGGCTTACAAGTTATTATGCAGGCTTAAAGATACTATTTAAGGCTGCTGCAAACAATACAGGTGCTTGTACACTTAATATTAATA